GGTAATGGAGGAGGTTCTACCACTATAGGAGGAGGTTCCGGTGGAATTATCACACCTATAGTTTCTTTAATTCTCGGTATTACTAACTGTGGATTCAATTCATCGTTGATGAACAATAGATAATATGTCTTGCTATTAGTAGGACCAGGTTCAGTATTGTATACAGGAACCGTTAATGTTCTATAACTTAGTGGGAATAATTTCTTAATGCTCAACAAATCAGCCAATGAAGTCAAGCCACGTGTCTTACAATTCAATATGCTTAATATGTCTACTAAGTCTTGACCTTTTACTAATAAGAAGGCAGCATAAATTTTTTGTTCAACTAATTTGTCTGGCGTGATATTACCTAATGAAATATTTTCTATCTCACTCTTACTCAATCCAGATACTAATAATGTAAGTATAACAGATTGTGTGACTGCGTTATTTGTTTTAAGTGTTTGTAATAATACAGAAGGCAAACCAAACTTAGCTATACCTTGCAAGTCTAATGCTTTACCTAAGTTAATCAAGTCTTGACCAAATGCTCTAGCACTTAAACTAATACCTGATATGTCTGCGCTGATCAAATCATCTTGGTTACTGAATGTGCCTTGCAAGAAAGTCTGTGCATTCTGAACTGCTATGATAGCTTTATTAGATTGGTCGATAAAACTATCTGCGTTTAAAAAATAGCTTGTAAAATCTTTATATGCAGGATTAGCATTGATTGTTGCATCAGTATAGTCAGGTGCCGGGTTGTTATAAGTTACTGAAGTATTCCACCAAAACTCATTATAGGCTTGTAGTGCCATGGCACGTACCCAACCCCATTTAGTGACTTCACTGTTAGGATTGTAAGTTGCCGGAGGTCCTGGTTGATAATCACTATCCCATGGGTCCCAGCTAGCTTCTTGACCATGATCAACATTGCCTTCAATAGCAAATCCTGTGTTTGCAGGTCCACCATAATCACTCCAATATTCTGAAGGATCATCTACTTGATATGTAGGAGGTTTGCTATTACCCAGTGCAGGTATACGACTTTGACCTATGTTTAACATAGCATCGTATGTTGCGGCTGTGATTTGACTAGAAGCACCGTTCATAGGAGTTCTAGCCCATGCTTCACTCAATGCATATGTGACCCACTTCAAGCAAGTGTCATTTACAATCTTACCCGGATCGTATTGTGCATTACTTTTACTTTTTCCATAATAGCTTTCTGCTACAGGATTGATAAAGAATGTAGTATTGTTAGGCGCACTTATATCGTGCCCATTAAGTAATGAGCCTAATACGTTAACACCTAATGGACTTTGCTTGCCTGAATCTGCCATGGTTTACGGAACGAAAACGTTTTCGCTACCCTCAACGATTTTATGTCCGCATGTATTACCAGAACCTACACGTAATACAGGATCGTTTTCTGCAAAAACAGTTGGACTACCCTCAGTTGTTTTTGCAGCTTTATGCGGAGGGTGCGCTTTTCTGCTCCAAGGGTCGTGGGGTGTTATCTCACTAACGTGCAATCCTACAGCTATGCCGTTAGCAAAAACTGTGCTTGCACCGCGGATTATCTTTCCGCCTGTAGTATTCTTATCACCCTTACGACTCAATTGTGGCATAGTTTATCCTAATATCATCTTTTTTGACGGTACACTGATGCCTGTAGTGGCTTCAATATACTTCATTTTTACTGCTTCTTCTGTGTCTGCTACTAATGTAACGTTATTAGTATTTAGTCTGACTTTTCCACGCTGGTCGTTGGTAAACAAGCTAGGCATCAAACCCATGCCGTTTGGGCCCGGGGCTACTGATACTGGTGTGTCTAATAACACATATGCGTCATTAACTTCCGTGACTTTAGCAACGAGTTCTTCGCCGCTAGTAAGTTTAAAACTATACGTTTGTCCTGTTTCTATGTTCATTTATTTCCTCTTTTGTTAATTTTGATTGTAATTCTGTAAAACCACCTACATATTCTTCACCTAGAAAAATCTGCGGGACTGTACGTGCTGTTGGAACATGTTCCAATAGTTGTTCTTTAGTCCAACCATGTCCAATCTTTCTTTCTTCAAACTCAATACCTTTTACTTTAAGTAATGATTTTGCTTGGTCGCAATAAGGACAGTGGTCCTTGCTCCATACTATAGCTTTCATAAGTTTCTCCTGTTATTATTATATATTACAAAGCAGGTAGTTCATCGTAATTTAATTGGTCACTCATGACCCCGATGACATAATTAGTGCTTTCATTTTCTTGCAATGCAGTCTGCTTCTTGCTAGTCTCACTATGCTTGTTAAACCATGGAATAGGAGTATTCTTAGGAGCAGCATGCTGGTACTTTATACCAATTTCTTTTAGTGCAGTATTTGCTGTATAATCAACAAAGTCTTTTAATATGTTAGCGTTAAGACCAATAACTGAACCTTTCTTGAAAAGATATTCAGCCCAAGCCTTTTCTTCACGTATAACATCCATATATAGTTGATATACTTCTACTTCACATTCTTGCTTTGCTTTTGCAAATCTTGGATCTTCTTTGGCTACTTGATTGATCAAATATGCAGTCCAATCTTTGTGCATGATCTCATCTTGTAATATGAGACTGATGATATTACCATTACCAATAAAGATTTTATTCTCAACCATAGCAAGACTTGTAGCAAAGCTTACCATGAATCTAAATGCTTCTAATGCATAGCTGGCATTAAGTGCTAGCCAAATTGCATTGATATGTTCAAATTCATCTACATGGATGCCGGCTTCTTTGTTACAGTTCAATAAATGTAGCTTGTCATAGTACTTGCCTACACTACTTGCCATGCCAATAATTTCTTCTGTGTCATGAATAGTATTGAATATTTCTTTAGGCACATTATAAATGTTACGAATGATGTGGCTATAACTGCGACTGTGAATATTAGTTTCAAAGAAACTCCAATTAAACATTAGTGCTTCTAATTCAGGAAGGCTTACAACAGGTGTAAACACTTGCGCTGGGCCACGACCCTGCAAACTGTCTAATGCTGTTTGACGCAATAGATTGCTAGTAAAGATATGCTTGACTGCATCGCTAGCTTCCTTGAAATCTCCTGCGTCTTTAGTCAAACTTATTTCTTCTGGTACCCAAAAGAAACCTCTGGCAGTCTGTTCTAGTTTTTGTATTTTAGGATACTTGACTTCTTCAAATCTTTGAATAGTCACAGGTCCATTCTTGTCCAAGAACATATGTCGTTCTAGATAATTTGTTTTTGTTTTTAAATTGTATTGATCTTTACTCACATTCACATCCTATTTTTGCATGTTTGCCTTGATAATCTTGTATAGCAGCCTTGATAGCATCTTCTGCTAAGATACTACAATGTATCTTTACAGGAGGTAATGCTAGTTCTTCTGCAATATGTGTATTTTTAATCTGTCCTGCTTGTTCTAATGTCTTACCTTTTACCCATTCAGTTACTAATGAACTGCTGGCTATGGCTGATCCACAGCCATATGTTTTAAACTTTGCATCACGTATGATACCATCTTCTACTTTAATCTGTAACTTCATCACATCACCGCATGCCGGGGCACCGACCATTCCAGTACCTATGTTGTCCTCTGACTTGTCAAAACTTCCTACGTTGCGCGGATTCTCATAGTGATCTATAACCTTTGAACTATAACTCATTTTATTCCTTTCTTATAATTTGCAAGACTCACAATCCTCCATATCAACATCTTGCACTGAGTTTTGTTGTACTGCTTCTACATTTTCTTCCATAACTTTACTTCCAGCCTTGTTGATTAAGCTGTAGTAAAAAGTCTTAAGACCATATTGGTGTGCCAACATTAGATTTTTAGCGATCAACGTTGTTGGTACTTTTCTATCAGGGAAATGTGCAGGATTATAAAAAGTATTTGTGCTGATGCTTTGATCTACATATGCTGCCAACACTGCGGCAGTCTTTAGATATCCATCGCAATCCTTCTGTTCCCACATCAACTGATATTTATTTTTTAATTTCTGATATTCGGGTACGACTTGTGTGAAACTTCCTGCTTTACTTTCTTTAGTTGAAATAAGAGACATAGGCAACTCAATGCCGTTAGTACTATTAATGACCACGCTAGAACTTTCAACAGGAGCAATAGCCATAAGAGTAGCATTACGTACTCCATATTGTTTCATGTCCTTTCTTAGTGTTTCCCAATCAAGCTCAGGGTTAAAATTAGCTAATTGATTGACACCTTTGGCACGTAACTCCCAAGGGAATATACCTTGACCATAACGTGTCTTATCACTATCTACACACTTGCCTCGTTCTTTAGCAAGTTCAACTGTTGCTTCAGTCAGATAATATGCTTGATGCTCCATCCAACTCTTTACTTCTTGTAAACTGTCTTTCTCCCCATACGTGAGCCCGCGCTTGGCGTGCCAGTATGCTAGATTAGTAACACCAATACCAAGCGGCTGAATCTCGTCATTGCTCAACTTACTTTGTATGCTTAAGAAATCTTGATAGTCAAGTATATTGCAGAGGCTGCGCTGAAGAATGCGGCAGGCTCTACGCATATCTTCTGGGTTACGGAAACTGCCCCAGTTGATCGATCCTAGTGTACACAACGCTATACGACCATCTGGGTCATCAAGTCGCTTGAATGGTTTTGTGGGCAATAAGATTTCGCAACATAGATTGCTTTGATAGATTGTATGATATTCAGGGTCGAACGGACCTTGATTCATCACATTATCGATGAATACAAGATAAATGCGGCCTGTATCAGTTCGTTCTTTTAATATGCCACCCTTGAACACATCTTCAGCATTCATGGTTTTCTTACGTAAATCCTTACGTGCTTCATATTTGACGTAAAGTTCTTCAAACTTCTTAGAATCTTTATAAAAAGCTTCGTATAAGTCTGGAACTTCATTGGGGTCAAAAAATGTTATATTTTCTTTGTTCTTGAATCGTCTCCAGAAGAAAGCTGACAGCACAACCCCATAATCCATATGACGGACTCGGGTTTCTTCTGTTCCTTGGTTGTTCTTAAGGACGATAAGATCGTCAAACTGATAATGCCAAATAGGATAAAAAACTGTAGCACTAGCATTGCGTATTCCTCCTTGACTGCAACTGCGTAAGTCCCCGAACCATTTCTTCAAGAAGGGAACCATGCCGGTGTGCATCACTTCGCCACCGCGAATAGGTGCACCCAATGGTCTCAAACGACCTACTTCAAGCCCGATGCCAGCACGTTTGCTAGCATACTTTGCCATCATTTCACCACTAGCAAAAATACTATCGAGGTCATCGTCACTACGTATAAGAACACATGAACTAAATTGCTTGGTTGGGGTACCAAGGCCAGCAAGAACAGGAGTAGCGAGAGTGAAAAGACCATCCGACGCAGCATTGTAATATTCCTTTATGTAGCGCATGCGGGCGCTATTTGGTTCTTCTTTATGAAAGACAGTAGCCGCTGCAACCATATAGCGAACTTGCGGTGTTTCATAAATTTCCTTGGTAGCACGATTTTTAACAAGGTACTTTTCTATCAATTGTTCAATGGCGGCATAGCTATATTGTTCATCTTTCTCATGATCGATCATATCGTTCATGCGATTCCAATCATCTTGTGTGTACCACTCTAATAGTTCGGGCGTATACAAACCAGCATTGACGTTTTTCTTAACGATTTCATATAGATGAGGGGGCGTATATTGTCCATATACATCTTTGCGTAGCATAGATAGTCTTTGCTTACCTGCTACATATTGGTAATTGGTATGCCCGATATCAGGATTGCTTTCAACATCAATAAGATCAACAATAGCCCTAAGTGTTATTTCATCAATCACCCTTGTAGTGATACCGTCATAAAAGTGGGGCTGTGCTTTGATCTCTATCATCGACTGACTTACATCTGCGATGCCACTACAAATTTTAGCTACTTGGTTTTGCCATTTTTCAACGGCTAGAGGTTCTTGCACGCCTGAGCGTTTAATAACGTTTAATTTCATTGTTAACCTATCTTATTATATATTGGGGTAATGTCTAGCGTTCTAGTTATCACAAAATCGTTGATGTGATTATTTACTACCGTATCGGGCCAGTAATTCAGCACATATTTTGCGTTATCCACTAGGACTAATACCACTTCGTTGCTATTATCGTCTTTTGCTTCTACAAGTGCAATGTTTTTGGTATCCGTTAAAACTAGGGTATAAATCATACCCAATGCTCTAGCATAATTGCAGTAGGTGTTATCCGATATTAATTGCCATGGATCAGGCCATTCACGTATATAATCGGTATGTAGATAATGATTGATTAATGGAACACGTTGCCAAAAGTTATCTATCTCTATACATTTTTCTGATGTAGGTAAGGATAGAATTTTAGAACGGAGTGTAGACCAAGATTTCAGACGATGTGGATAATCTAATATAAAAACGTTTGTCACGATGTACTTATCAATCTAGTACATCGTGACTAAACAATTTATATCAATTATGCGTAAGTTGCGTTCAATGTATACCATTGAGTAGATGAGATTGCTTGGAAGTCTAATCTACCACCTGCACCCAATGAGTATGCAGCATTTGCAGCTAGTGAATTGATTGTTCCACCACTTGCTGGATATACAAGAACAGCGTTTGCTGCCGTATTGATGATACAGATTCTTAAACCTGCTGCCGCTGTTGGCATCACGACACCTGAACCTGAAGGAACAGTGCTGGTTACGTTCACTTGTGAAGTGATTGCAGTAGCATTACCTTGTGCAGTACCTGCAGCAGTCACACTTGCACTTGTAGTCATGATCTCATAACCACTTGTTTGTGTGATATTACCATTAACAGTCAATGATGTCAATGTACCAACACTAGTAATGTTGGGTTGAGCAGCAGTTGTTACAGTACCGGCTGTTGTTGCTGCACCACTCAATGAACCAACAAATGTTGTTGATGTAACACTAGTTAATCCTGCAACAGTTGTTACTGTAGAACCAAGTGTTAAGGCAGTGCTACCTAATGTTACGCTAGCGTTTGCAAGTCTTGCTTGTGCGAGAGTACCACTTGAAATGTTGCTTGCATTAAGTGTTGTTAGTGCAGCGCCGCTACCATCATGAGCACCGATAAATGTAGTTGCATACAATGCGCCGTTGCTAGTGTTTGCAACAAATGTTGCATTTGCGGTTTCTGAAATGTTACCAGTCAATGCATTACCCAACAATAGATAAGCATTACCACTTGATTGTGTAGTAACGTTCATGAAATCGGCAACGTTAGCATAAGCAACGTTCAAGTTACCTACGCGGGTTGTTGATGTTACTGTCAATGGAGCAGTACCAGTTGCTACGTTTGAAGTCAGTGTGCTTGCTACTACCGCACCAGCAGTATTCAAGTTACCCGCGCTTGCATTGCCTGTTACGGCTAATGAAGTCAATGTACCAACTGATGTGATGTTTGGTTGGGCTGCTGTTGTTACAGTACCTGCAACTGTTGCTGCTGGAACTGTGCCAGTTACGTTAGCGCCGGTGATGCTTGCTAGATTTGCGCCTGACAAACCTGCTGCAAAAGTTGCACTTGAACCTACAATACTATTCCAAGTACCACTTGTCACTGTACCTAATGCTGTAATTTGGGTCTGTGAAGCATTGACGCTGAATGCAGAACCAGTTAGTGTCAATCCAGTTCCTGCTGTGTAAGTACCAGCACCTGAGAACTGTGTGAAACTAATATTGTTTCCAGCAGTACCTATACCTGTTGGGCTTTCTGTTTGTACCCAACCAGTATCATTGTACAATGTACCACCGGTGATGAATGTGAAGTCACCTGATTCAACTTCTGGAACACTGTTGAAGTCAGCGGCACGGGTGATAGCAGTTGTGTTAGTATATGTGTATATACCATTGTGTACTGCGTTTGCTTCGTTCTTGACAAGGATACGTGTACCTGATGTTTGTACGTTCACACCGTCAATCAAGTTGAATGTACCAGTTGTTGTCAAGAATGCGCCGACACCTGCTGTACCGTTATTATATGTAATTGTACCACCTGTGACGTTAGCAAGTGTATCTGGAGTTGCTGCTGCGCAACTATCATGTACGTTTAGACCTTGAGCAACGTCATCAACATATTGCTTAGTTGCTGCATCTGTTGAAGCAGTTGGTGTTGCAAGATTGCTGATAGTATTACCAGTCATGTCGAGGTTACCAGCAATACTGCTAGTACCTGTACCAGTTACACTCAATATACCAGTAGTTGTCAAGTTACCAGCAGCAACGTTAGCCGTTACTGACAATGAGCTTAATGTACCAACACTAGTGATATTGGGTTGTGCTGCTGTTGCTAATGTGCCTGTCAATAATGTACCGCTTACATTGCCTGCACTAACGTTACCTGTAACTGCTAATGAAGTTAATGTACCCAATGATGTTACATTAGGTTGCGCCGCAGTTGTTAATGTACCGGTAACTAAAGTGAATACTGCATTGTTACCACCGATA